TCTACATTTAAACCTTTAGAAACGACACAGATTATCACACCTTTAAAAAATAAAGATGGAAGTATTTCTAAAATGGGTAAGCTCGAAGGAAGTAAATCAAAAGTAAGACTTACATATGAAGAGTATAATTTTCTTTTTATTGGTGCAAAAAATGTTGAAAGAAAAATTTTAGAAGAATTTAATTTAGGAAGTAGGAAACAAATAGGAGAAAGACTTAAAGCTGTGGGTTGGAAACCTACTAAGTTTACTCCTACAGGACAACCTATTGTTGATGAATCTACTTTAAATAAAGTAAAACATATTAAAGAAGCAAGTTTAATTGCTGAGTTTTTACTCTTGCAAAAAAGAGCTGCACAAGTTTCATCATGGATTGATGCATTAAACAAAGATAGAGTACATGGTTCTGTTATTTGTACTGGTACTATTACAGGTCGAATGGCACATAGAAGTCCAAACATGGCTCAAGTTCCTGCTGTGTATAGTCCTTATGGAAAAGAATGTAGAGCATGTTGGACTGTTCCTGAAGGACATAAGCTTGTAGGTGTAGATGCAAGTGGTTTAGAATTAAGAATGTTAGCACACTACATGGCTGACGAGGAGTATATAAATGAAATTATTAATGGAGACATTCACACAGCTAACCAAACGTTTGCTGGACTTAAATCAAGAGATGAGGCAAAAACTTTCATCTATGCCCTCATATACGGAGCAGGAGATGAAAAGATTGGAAGCATCATTAAAGGAAGCAGAGCAGACGGTAAGAAGTTGCGAGAACGCTTTCTTAGTAGTTTACCAGCACTTGCAACTCTTAAGAACAGAGTTGACTTCGCATCCGAAAAGAACTTCCTCAAAGGATTAGATGGTAGAAAAATACTTGTTCGTCATAAACATGCAGCATTAAATACTTTACTTCAAGGAGCAGGAGCTATACTTATGAAAAAAGCTTTATGTATTTTAGCTGATAGATTACAGCTTAGTGGAACACCACATAAATTTGTAGCTAACATACATGACGAATGGCAAATAGAAGTTTTAGAATGTAGAGCTAACAAAGTATGACAGTTGGCTGTAGACTCTATTATAAAAGCAGGAGAACATTTTAATCTTCGCTGTCCCATGGATGGTGAATACAAGATAGGAGACAATTGGAGTGAAACCCACTAAAAAAGATAGAAAAAAGTTTGACATTGACCTAGAATATGGTACAATACGTGAAGAAAAAATAGCAGAAATGCTAACAAATAAAAAGATTGAAGTTAAATCTGAGAAAGATTTATGGCAGAAATCCGGCAACATATGCATTGAATATGAATCATGGGGTAAGCCTTCAGGAATCAGAGCCACAGAATCTGATTACTGGTTTCATAATCTTTGTGTGGGAGACAATGAATTTTGTACTCTTGTTTTTAAAACAGATGTTCTTAGAACTATCGTAGATAAACTTGATACATTTAAAACTGTTAGTGGTGGTGACCACAAAGCAAGTAGAATGTTTCTTGTAAATTTACAAAAACTATTTTCATCAGATGTAATTAAAGCCTTTAAGGAGGCAGACAATGAAAAAGAAATTAAATAATTTAGTAGACGATATTTATAAAGTATTAGATTCTCTTACCGAGGGAAACGAATTAAATATTTCAGAAGAAATGTTTGAAGAGTTTGGTAAAGATATGACTGATGCATTACGACATTGGGCTACACCACAAAACGTAGAAGGCAAACCAGTTTTGCGTATGTCTAATGTTGGTAGACCAGAGCGTAGGCTTTGGTTTGACACGCACACTCAAGCTGAAAGCACAGAAAAATTACACCCAAGTACTCAAATTAAATTTTTGTATGGGCATTTACTGGAAGTATTACTTTTATTTTTTGTTAAACTTTCAGGTCATAAACTTACATCCCAACAAAAAGAAATAACTGTTAATGGCATCAAAGGACATATGGATTGCATGATAGATGGCGAAGTTGTTGATGTTAAAACTGCATCAGGATATTCTTTTAAGAAATTTAAAGAAGGAACACTAGCAGAAGACGATTCTTTTGGATATCTTTCACAGTTAGCAGGGTACGAAGCTGCCGAAAAAACTAATGAGGGTGGATTTCTTGTTATGAATAAAGAAACAGGTGAATTAACAATGTTTATTCCTGATGATATGGACAAACCAAATATTAAAGCTAAAATTAAAAACGTAAAAAATATTATTGCTTCAGATACACCTCCTGATTTTTGTTATGCACCAATCCCTGAGGGTAAAGCAGGTAATATGAAAGTCGCAAGAGGTTGTTCATGGTGTCCTCATAAATTTGAATGCCATAAAGATGCTAATGATGGTAAGGGTTTGCGTGTTTTTAATTATGCAAAAGGACCAGTATACTTTACTAAAATTGTTAGTGAACCAAATGTAGAAGAGGTTATTTATGAATAGAAAATTATCAAAAAAAGTAAAACAAAAGTCTATTTTGTTTGTTGTTGAATGGTTAAAATCTATGCTTATAGATAAAGAAAAAAATAAAGTTTCAGAAAAAAACTACAAAAAATATTTACCTGAAGAAACTCATATTTTTGCAAATAAAACTTTATTTGTTTCTTCTTATACCCCAAGATGGTTTGCTAAAAAAATTAAAAAGCTTTTAAAATATAAATCTATTGACAAAATTCAGTATGAAGATATAATATAATGGTTGGATTTAGAAAACCAAGGAAGATACGCCCAAAAGAAAAGGATGTCCCTAAAGGATATGACTCTAAATGGGAACATACACTTCATTCTACACTGTTACAAAAGTGGAATCATCATTCAAACAAAGTGCCCTATGTTGTTGAACATAATTATGAGCCTGACTTTGTTAAAGTTATAAATAATAAAGAATATTTGTTAGAAGCTAAAGGTAGATTTTGGGACTATCAAGAATACAATAAATACGTTTGGATACGAAAAGCATTAAAACCAACACAAGAATTAGTATTTTTGTTTTTAAGTCCTTACGCACCAATGCCTCAAGCAAAAAGACGAAAGGATGGAACAAAACGTACCCATGCTGAATGGGCTGAAAAAAATAATTTTAAATGGTATAGTGAAAATAACTTACCCAAGGAGTGGATAACAGATGAGTTATAAATTTAATGAAGATAAAACATTACAAGAGCTTAAAAAATATATTGATGGTACGTATAGTGAACATTATGCATCCGATAAATATCAGGCTACCGATGTTATTATTGATTCGGGACACGGTGAAGGTTTTGCTATGGGTAATATTATGAAGTACGCTAAAAGATATGGAAATAAAGATGGAAAAAATCGAAAAGACTTGCTTAAAATATTACACTATGGTATAATTATGATAGACATACACGACAAGGAGAACACGTAATGGTCGAAGACAAAGTGGGTATCAAGGAATATCTTGGTATAAAAATTAATTATAGTAATGAAAAACTATTAGATAAGTTTAGCCTTGATACTCTTAAGGATAGATACTTATGGGAGAATGAAACACATGCACAAGAAGCATTCGCAAGAGCATCCGTCTTCGGAGCAACATACAAAGGTAACACAGATTTTGAATTGGCTCAAAGGCTTTATCACTACAGTTCCAATTGTTGGTTCATGTTTAGCACTCCTATACTTAGCAACGGGGGAACAAGTCGTGGGCTTCCTATTAGCTGTTTCCTCAATTATGTACCTGACAGTCGGGACGGTTTATCTTCTCACTATGACGAAAATATATGGTTGGCGAGTTCAGGCGGAGGTATTGGTGGATATTGGGGAGATATTAGGAGTAATGGTATTTCTACTACTCATGGCAGTCGTTCTACTGGTTCAATTCCTTTCATCCATGTAGTTGATTCACAGATGTTAGCCTTTAATCAAGGCACTACAAGACGTGGTTCTTATGCTGCATACATGGACATATCTCATCCAGAGATTGAAGAGTTCATCAACATGCGTAAAGAATCTGGTGGAGATATTAATCGTAAGAATCTTAATCTTCACAACGGTATCAACATTACCAATGAGTTTTTAAAAGCTGTTGAAGAAGATGCAGACTTTAGATTGATTGACCCTAAGACTAACGAGCCTACAAAGATTGTTAATGCTAGAGACTTATGGTGGCAAATC